ATAACCTATTAATATTTATATTTACGATGCAAAAATAGCAATTATTTTTGGATTTCCTGCAACCTTTTCACTACTTTTATCGTCTAAGCTATAAATAACATTGATAATAACATAAAAAAGAAAGGAAAAGATTATGATTTTAAGTACAACTTTACTGGTTTTCCCAGCATTTAAAGGGGTTCTCTAATGCTGGTATAACTTGAAAATGCCACAATCATGCACCACGTTGCACCATTGCGGCTCTTAACGCTGAAAATAAACTGAATAAATACTGCACGGAAATATGGCAACACTGAGATTATATTTAGATACCAGGGTAAAAAGGCAGGATGGTATGTTCTCCATCCGGCTTGCTGTCAATCATCATGGCGGCACAGCCTTCATATCCCTCAATCAATACTGCAAGAAAGATGAATGGGATAAAAGGGCTTGCAAGGTGCGCAAGCGTCCGGATCGTGATGCTATCAACGACTTTCTTCTTGACCGTCTGAACTTCTACAACAGAATGATGATGAAGGCGCAATGCAGGGAAACTTACCGTGGCGATATTACGGCTAGGGAACTCCGTGACTTAATCATGCTTGAAGCTGAGCCTGCGAGGGAAAAGGTCGCCCTGCTCCGTGATGGCTTCATTGCCTACGAGGGGAGAAACCTAAAAGAGAACACGATAAACAGATATAAATATACTTGGGCAAAGATTGAAGCTTTCCTTGGGAAGGAAAAAGCGGCTCTTCTTACATACGATGAGATTAACCGGTCTTGGCTTGAAGATTTCGATGCGTTCATGGCAAAGGAAGGCTTGTCTAGGAATACAAGAGCCAGCAGGATGCTCTGTGTCGCTGCTGTCTTCAACTTGGCGATTGATAATGAGCAGACGAAAAACTACCCTTTCCGCAGGTACAGCCTCCGGCTTGAGACAACGAAAAAGCGAGATTTGTCCGTTGAGGAAATCCGCTCTATCTTTGAAGCTGGTGGTGATGAGCTGGTCGACATGTTCTTGCTGATGTTCCTGCTGATTGGTATCAATGTGAGTGACTTGTTCGCCTTGACAAATGAGAATATCGTCCGTGGTAGACTGGAATACGACCGAGCGAAGACTGGTAGGCATTACTCTATCCTTCTTCATCCCGAAGCTCTCCGAATCATTGAGAAGTACAAAGGGGAAAAGAAGCTGCTTCGTTTCTCGGAGCATTTCAGGAACGTTGATGTTGCAACGGTCATGATTAATAAGAAACTCGCAAAGGTGCGCCCAGGGCTTACTACGTACTACGCTCGCCATACTTGGGCATCAATAGCCTTCAACCTTGGAATACCAAAGGACGTAATATCGCTTGCGCTGGGTCACTCGTTCGGTGTCCGGGTAACTGATACCTACATCAATGCAGACCTATCGAGAGTAGATGAAGCAAACCGCAGGGTTATTGATTACGTGCTGTACGACAAAAATAGCCTTATTTCTTGCGAATTTGCCGCAGAAACGGCTCAAATTGTTTTCGGGGATAGTTTTACGTGCTTACCACGTAAGCGGCACAGAACGCAAAATTCGGGGTAAATCGGGAAAAGAGCATAAAAATACCCCAGCGGTAAAAAAGTCGAGCCGCTGGGGTAATAAGTGGGGACCACTTTAAACATTCAGTGATGCAAAGGTACGCTTTTCCTTCGAAACCACCAAATTATTTTCCAAAAAATTTCTTTCTCAGCAAATCATTGATAAATCGTGACTTGTTGGGCAATGCGTTGAGGAAAGGCAGCAGGTCGTTGTCTATCTGTATGCCAACTAGCTTGACCGTTGCGCCAGCACCCTTCTTCGTTCTCTTGATGTTCCTTCTATTCTCCATATCCGTGATTCTTTACTGGTTCTCCATTTACTCGCAAAAGGTTGCGCTGCTCGATCCTGCACTTCTTCGAGTACTTGCGTGGAGTGCCATCCTTCTTGCAGGTCTTGCCTTTATATACCAGGCAAGGCAATGAGTTGTATTCGTAGCCTCTATGTGAAATAATCCAATCTTCAACCCTTATCGTATCGCAGTTGTCGCTGATATAATCGCCAACCTTAACTGGGCTGTGCTCCGTGGCAAATTTCCTTGCCAGCATTACTCTTTCCTTCTCTGCCTTTACCCTGATTTCGTGCAGGGCTTTTCTGTACTCTTGTTCTGTCATTGTCTTCTGTCCTTTTTTAATTGTCTGTCCAACTTCGTTTTCATTCGGTTCATCTTGTGCTCAAGCTTGCCAATCTGCTTGTACGATAACCACTCCGGCTTAATGTTCAACGCAAGCCAATACTGGCGCATTTCCTTGCAGTGTCCAGCGATACTCGGGAAATAGAGGTGTCGCATGTATGGGTTGCGAAGGAAGTACTCGCAATCGGATAATAGACGACCAAGCATCATGTATTTATGCTTTTGCCCTTCTCCAAGACTGACAAGCCTTCCGTTGTCCCCGATCCACAGCATTGCGCCCTCTCCCTTCCATTCGAAATCGAAAGCCTTGCTTACCGGATAATAATAGCCATCGAGCACCGTGCCTTCCTTAAGGTCTCGCCCAATCTCTCGCAGGCAGGTTCTTCCCCAGCTGGTCGTTACCTCGACCACTGCTTGTGCTGGTATCTTGTCGTATTCCTTCATATCTTCATTATTTTTTCGTGAACGTAATAGTAGTTATATTGCCGTCCTTAAAATGCTTTTCGTATCTCTTGGTTGCTTTATCATACAAGTATCCTCTCTTTATAAGATACTTCTTTCTATCTCTAAGCATCTGACTACCTTCAACGTATAAATAAGTACCAAAAACCTTAGTTGAACCATCAACCGCCTTGGTAAATGTCATAGTTTCTAAAATTTCCATATCTTGTTTCTTTGCGCTGGGGATTGCTCCCCAGCTGGTTATTATCTAATTTTCGTTATATTTTCATTATTTACTCTGTTCGAAAACCCAATATTTTACGAATTGCGTGCCCTTATTTTTCTCTTTAGCAAGCTTGTTTGCACTTTCGTAATCATCAAATTGCGCATAAACACTTGGCGTCATTACTGAGTTGATGTACTCTCGAATCACTAAAAACTTCTTCATAATCGTAAAATGTTTTATTGTTAATAACTTGCGTTGCACGTTCTTGGGCATAACCCCAACTTGCACGTATAATAGTCGTAATCTTGTGAAACTGGGGAAAAGTGGTACACATGGTAGCCACATTCTCCGCATTGCTGTTCTTGTGATATTGTAATCATATTAATTAAAAATCACACTCGTAAGAGTATTGTCTCTTTAGCTTCTCCAAAGCGTTAGATGTAACGAAGTAAACATTATCAGAACACTCGCCCTTCTTGATGCTTCTGTTCTCCTTTAGGCTCACTGGGTGGTTGAAACGTATCTCCCAACGGTTGCCAACACCTAATATCAAGAAGTCCACTTCACGCTTGCGCTTGTCTAGTTCGGTCTCCTTGTACTCGCCACGCTTGATGAACTTGTCTTCATCCTTAAAGTAGCCTACCGTCTTCATTCCGTTGATTGCTATTTCCATAACTCATCCCTCCTTTCTTACTTTGCGTATAATGTTATAACCAATCCTCTTCTGAGTGCGCAGCGGCAAGCGTCCAGACCTGCCTTCAATGCTCGCTTGATGAACTTGTTGAAAAGTTCCGCTCCGATGAGCTTCAAGATTCCGCTCACTCCTACGAGGGTGTTTATCTTCTTACCGTTCTCATCGTGTCCGAAGACCTTGATACGAAAGTTTGAGTTGATAAACTTTGTTGTAAATTCTAAAACGTTTGAATTTGACTTTTTCATTTTTAATTGGCTTGACCGTGTTGCCTAGGGCTTAGTTACTGAATGTTTATTGTGCTTATCTCCTAAACACAATGCAAAGATATTAATATTTTTCGGTTCTACCAAAACTTTTCCCGAAAGATATTAATATTTTAACTTTTATTGGCTGTTTATGTCGTAAGCATTGCTGTTTTTAGCTGATTTCGGCTATTTTCGGTACGCTTTCGGCTATTTTCGGTACGCTTTCGGCTATTTTCGGTACGCTTTCCACGCCCTATATAATAACCTGCACGCATTAGCTAGAATGAATATAATCTAACTCTCATATCCCCTACCCCTTTTCTCTCAATGAAAAGTGTTCTTCGCACAAAAATGGGCAGGAAAACGCTCTCCTGCGCTCCCTGCCCTTTACGATTAATGATATTATGATTGAACCTATTGAACCCTCTTCTTGATGCGCTCCTTTATCCAGCAAGCCGCAAAGATTGCCAGGAATAGTAATACGCAATCGCCAGCGAATAATCTTATCTTGTGCCATGTGCTCGCTGGCTTTTCTACCTCCTTGGTCTTGTATCGGTTCACGTAATACTTGACCTTTACGGTATCGGTTACAAATGTGTAGATGTCGCCCACGATGGTGTCCGTCTTGGTCGTTGTCTTCCACCTGGTGGTCGTAAGGTTGTGCCACCGCTCCTTGATTACGGTGTCGCCCTTGATATACACAAGGACGCTGTCCTGCTTGAATACGCTGTCGTGCTGCCGGGTGTCCTGCCAGTGGATCTGTCGCTGGTTCACGCTGTCATGTCTTGTGCTGGTGTGTGCACTATCGCGATAAATCGTGCTATTTGCGGCTGATTTAGCGCAGGAACAGCCCAAAATCAAAAGTGGGGTAATTATAAGGACAGCGAGAAATAACGCCACAGAACGCAAATTTCGCCCTTTTCTTGAATTTTTCATACTCTATAAACGTTAGATTGATGTGTTTATTGTGTAAGCATCTTAATTTCCAGGGATTCCTTGGCTCGCTTCAAATACTTCTCGCAAGCTGCCAGTCCGTTGTACCCTCCGTTTATCTTCCTGCGGATAGCCTTCAAGTTGTCTTGGTCTGCCAACTCGTTGCAGCCGAAAGTGTCGAATACCCACATCGAGGATTTCGTTGCTCCCAGAGAACGCTCCAGGAGTTCGGGACTGCCCACAACATCGAAGCCGCAATAATTGGCATATTTCCGGTAGTTGGCTCGCCCGGTAATCTGTATCAATCCCCTGCCCTTGTACTTCACGCCATCGCCCTGCTGGGTGTTGCCTAGGTCTTTCCTGCCCTCGTAGGCTCTGCCGCTTGCCAGTTCCTTGGTGTATCTCAACTCTCCGCTTTCATGGGCAATCTGTGCGAGATAGTGCGCCATCCTTAGTGGGGTATTGATGTGGAAATGCTCTGCCCATCCGTTGATGATTGGAAGGTAGGTGTCTGCCCTGCTGCCTGCATTCGGCATTACCTTTATAAGTTGCGCTCTAGTTATCCTCATTATCTCCTCCTTTCTTCCGCTCTTCCTTCATTATCTCGACAACCGCCTTCGCAATCTCGTCCTTATTCTCGAGGATTACCTGCATCGTGCGGTCTTGCTTGCGTATCTCTGCCTTCTCGTATGCCTTCTCCCGGATGCTCTTAAACTCGCACAAAAGCAGATACACCGTCCAGGCGATGGCGAACAGAGGGAAGGGAGAGATAATGCACGTAGCCACGTCCATAAGCGAAGCAATACCGAATGTCGGGAAATACTTCTTCGCCTTGTCGCACGTCTTCTTTAGTCCAGTTGACGTTCTTGCAATATGCAGTTCCTTCGCCTTCTGTATGCCTGCTATCAGGTCAATTGTCATCGCTATCAGAATTGTAGCGAAACAGATAAAAATTACTAGGGCGCACAAATAAAGGTGGTGCACCTGAAAATCGTGAAATACTTCGCTCATATCAATTTATTTTTTCGGTTATTCCAATTTCTCCCAGTCGATGGTTACACCCTTCCCGATGATGTCTGCCGTCCACCTGCAGAATGCCATACCCTCGTATCCGTCTGGATCACTGGCTACGGCAATAGCATACTGTACGCAGTCGCTCTCGGTCTTGATTACCTTCGGGTAGAAGTCCGCATAAGCCATGTTAGCCAAATAGAGAATATCCCCGAGGGTCGTGCCCTTGGAGATTATCTCGTTGTTAGTTGCCAGGCGGATTTCGTCAACCGTCCATCGGTGGCTCGTTCCATCTACGTTCTCCATCTGCTCGCTTGCCTTGATTGCTAGCTGTTTCGTGAAGTGGTAGCCGTGCTTGGCAACGTATGCCACGTACCCACTGGCTCCCATGAGTGCCTTTGCTGCCTTCTCGTATGGTAAACCGTGGATGATGTCGTTCTCTTGGTGCTGGTGTCGCTCTTCCTCGCTATCGCAAGAATGGCGCATAACGATTATTTTCTTCATTGTGCGCCCTCCTATCCTAGTTTGTCGAGTAACTGTTTAACCATGCCACGAATGCCGCTTATATCGCCCTCAAGTGCCTTGAAACGCTTTTCGGTTTCCTGCTTCTCCTTGATTGCCGGGTTCAAAGCTGCAAGCAATTCCTCGCCCTTGGCTTTCCGCTCCTTGCTTGGCTCGTATGCCTTGATTATCTCATCGGCTTCATTTACCAATTTCCCGACTTCGGGCAAAAGGTCTGCCTTGTCGGTTGCCAGTACGATTTCGCCTGCAAAGGTTACTCCCAGGTGTTCGGGGATAGTGTAGATTGTCTGCTTTCCCTCCACCTCGATTGTTACGTCTCGCATTGGCTGTCCGCTGCTGGAAATGGTTGCGATGCCAGTGTTGATGTGAGGCTGGTTGTCTACGACCTTGCCTTCCTTAACTTCCACCGTCTGCTTGTCTAGCAGATAGACCGGGTGATTTCTCTGTATATTCTTAAATTCCATAATGCGCTCTTTTTAAATAATTCGATAATAGACAAAAAGGGGTCTCACTGATAACACAGCGAGTTGCCCCTTCATAGTTTTTGTTTGGACCGCCTACGCTCCAGTGGTGGTTGTCGTGGTGGTCTTCAGCTGCTGGATAATGAAACCAGTCTGTTCTCTGCGCTTGCTGTCCTCCAGCTGGATGCGAAGGTCTTGCTCCCAGTGGTTGTTCAGAACATCAACGATGCGCTGGGTGTTCTCCTTGCCCGAGGTCTTCAAGTCGCAAACTACCGTCTGGATGAGGTTGCCGAGGTTACTGAAACCTCGCTCCAGCCCAGTATTGGTGTAGCAGAACCCCTGCTGCATTGCGTTGATGATGTCCTTCTGCCCCAGCTGGTTCTCGTAGCCCATACGGTTGATGTTCTGCTGGGTTGTGCAGCAACAGTCCTTCAACTGCTGGATGATGTTGAGGTTTCCGAGGTTCGCTGCGTTGATTACTCGCTCTGCGCTGAAACCAACCTTGCCGCCTACATCCTGGATTGCTGCCTGAATGCCGCAAACAGAAGACTGCAATGCGTTGAAGTCGCAGTTCAAATTAGCCGCCAGAGTCTTCAAGTCTTGGTTGTTGCCCTGGATTGCGCCCATCAACAAGTCGCTGTTGTGGTTGTCGCTCATCTGATTGCGAAGGCTGTCAATCTGAGACTGGATTTCGGCTCTCTGAACGTTTCCGTTCTGTCCGTTCCAGCCATCACCATACATGAATCGGAACATTCCCAACATCATCATGTAGGCGAATGGGTTGTTCCAACCTCCACCCATACCACCGTTCATCGCTGCCAGCATCGTTGCTGGATCATTGTCTCTACCTCTAGCGAGCAAAGCTGCTGCTAGGTTGTCATTGCCACCGTCCCCAGTGCAATAAACTTTTTCGATTGTGTCTGCCATAAAATTTTGAGTTAATTATGTCGTGGAAGCCAAATATTGGAATCCGCTGCAAAGTTACTCTGATTTTTGGCTCACTCCAAAAAGTTAGTGCAGGGGTATTTATCGAATTATTGTCAAAGAACGCTTTTGGTTATTTTCTTTTTGTTTCTTGATTAAACACAAATCGGCTCAACGTCCTTGTTTAGAAGGGTCGCTTGTGCCGTGGCAAGTCGATAAACTCGAGACGTACTGATATAGGTGTAAGCCATCTTGCTCAGATGTCTCACTGCTGAAACGGTGCGGTTTAATACGGTCGCAATGGTCGTAATGCTGAATCCTGCGTGTATCATCTGCTCAACGACCATACATCGTGCCATAACGAGGTTTTCTGCTCTCGACTTGCCGAGAACGTCTTCTCTCGTAATACTCAACTCTCCGTTCTGAAGTTCAATAGCGCAACACTTGATTACGTTGTCTATAACTCGCCATAGTTCTTTCTCCTTGTCATTCATAATAAAATGTTTTAATCGTTCCCCAACATCGAATCAATCATTCTGTCAATGGCTTCATCGGTCATACCCTTCTTGATATAAGAGCCTGCACCGAGAGACTTCATCAACATGCCTATCCAAGGGTTGTCACTCTCCAAAGTGGATTGTACCTGCTCCTTGTATGCTTCGTGTAGCTCGCCCGATTCCTTGAAAGTCACAAGAACCGTGCGCAAGGCTTTTGTCGCATAGTTATCCATCAGCAATGGATTGTCCCTTGCCGATGATAGTTTGGTAAGAAGCACTGCCAGTGCTTCATTTAATTGTTTCTTTTTCATATTGTCTCATTTTTAAATTTCCAAAATCAGCGACTTAGAGTTCTTTAAATGCCTAATAAATCATTTAAATGTTTCAAATTTGATGCCGTATAGGATGTCAATTCATTATACATCACCTTGGCTTTTGCCAAATATCCAATTCTATTAAAATGCCAATAACTTATACTAGTCATTTCTATATTGTCATATCCATGATAATTGATATTATCAAGATTATCATATTTATTATTACGCAAATCAATAATTGGTAATGTATACAAATCTGAAAGCTTCTGTATAACTTCAACTCTTTCCTTATTGAATTGCGTTGATATAACTAATATGATTTGAATGTTAGTATTTTGAGACTTTATACCTTCAATTATCTTTTTATATGAATTAGCATTTGAACCTTCTGTGTCTATCTCGCTTAATTTTAGCCCTTCATTATAGCCAAGTTCTATAATAGCTAAATCATATTTAGTAAAGTCATAATTTGTAAATTTTCTATTATACCAAGCTCTAGCAGAAATACCAGAAAATCCTGCATTTTCAATCTCACAATTAATCATTTTAGCTAATTGTGTTGGATAAGAATACTTTCTGACTATTGTGCCGTTTACAGCTGACCTTGGATAATCATAAATAGCTCCGTCTGTTGTAGAATCTCCAATACATATTATATTATCGAATAACTTGCAAAAATTGAATCTGTTATTATATTCTAATGAATTATGAATAGACAAAATGCTGCTATATTGAGATAATAACCCACTTGTTATAATTCCTTCTTCGTTATGTAATAAAATTAAAGTTCCGTCTTCATATGCATTTAAATCCGAATAATTTACAACCTCAATATTTTCTGTGTTATTATTATAAATAAGGCTTTTAGTATTCTGAATATTAAATGAGTTGTTACTACCTTTTATTTTTATAACTTTAAAATCGCCCTTAGCTCCAAAAATAGTATAAGATGTTCTTCTAAAAATAACATCTATAGACTTATCTTCCTTTACTGCAATAGTCACAGAACTTGAATTTAAAGGCTTCATTATCATTCCTGCAAAATTATAATTAGCATTTAACAATGATAAGCGTTGCGCCATTTTTCCTGTTATTCCGCTGATGCTTTTAACTTTAATTGGATATTCTTTACTCTTTGATGACGCATATATATATGCGTCATCTAAAACTGTGATATTATACTCGATATATCCATCATTTCCACCTAAAATTTGTAAGATATTATCATTTTTATCAGTGATTATTATCCTACGATTACCACTTGGGTAGGCTTTCACAACATAAACGCCTGCTGTTATGCTGATTTTTGCATAAACTGATGTTGTCGATGACATGTCTAAATATGGCTTGTCATTAGCCACTCTATAAAATCCCCCAATTTCATTTTCTACATTTATAATATTGACATCTGTTAAAGTCAATAAGTCGCTGAGTTTAGAATCATGCTGCTCTGCAATATCCGCAAGACCAGCGAGAGCACCGCCTACCCTCTCGGCTGTGTTCTCGCCCACCTGCGTAGCGTTCTTGACCGCTGCCGCCTGCTGTTTAAATTCGTTTATTGTTGCCATATATTAATCTCCTATTGCGTGAATGTGTGCCCTCGTTCCTCTCTGTGGCTTCACTTCCCCTTTCGGGGTGAAGTGCTTGAGGTATTCAAGGGCATCTGATAAATATCTTTCTGCCATATCCAAAATATCATTGTACTGCTTGTTGCTCGAAATATCTTGAACATGGTCTGAATAATCGTCTCTGTGGCGCATTCCACCTGCTCGGCTTACAATTGTGCCATCAGCACGAAAAAGTCTCGCATACGTGAAATAAGCGAGTGCCTTGCGTATTCCGCTGGTGTACTTCTGCACCTTGTTTTCTTCTTGGCTGCAATCGCCCTCCTTCTTGATGGTGTATTCGCCACCGTCCAGGAAAGTTGCAGGCTGGAAATCGGGCAATACAGAATCGCCCCACTCTCCCTGCTCGGTCGCTGCCTTGAAACGCTCCCACCCGATAGCCGGTATGATGTTCGCATCTTCGCATTCACGAATGTATGCGTTCACTTCATCCTCATCTAGGTGTGTGCTGGTCGGTCGTGTCAGTTCCCGGAACTGTTCAACCGTTATAAGTTGCTTTCTTGTCTGTCCTCCCATAGGCTCAATCAATTAATCTATCGTGTTGTTCCCTGCCTCGCTGCTGATATACTTCAACGGCTGTAGCTTTGGGTCTAGGTTCTGAATGGCTGGGTCGTGCCAGCTATTGAAAATCTTCTTGAAGGCTCGCTCGATGAATCGCTGCTCGGTTGTCACCTCTCCGGCATAGTATTCGTAAGCATCCTGCATCACTTGTCCGCTGAATCCCAGCTTGCCAATACGGATGGAGTAGAAGAGTTCTTGATGGAACTGGGCGTAGATGCGTTCGATAACGCTGCTGTCGGTCACGGAAAACTCCTTGTCGAAGTTCTTCGTAGGGAAGGCAACAACCTTCGGTTCGTCTTCCTCGTTCTCTACCTCGACAGCAAGAATCTTCGCTGTGTTCTCGTCCCCTTGGAACTGCAGAAGGTCTTCATCGGAAATCATCTGTCCGCTCTCCACCTCTTCGCCTTTCTCGTTGAACTTCGGCACACCCTTCTTTGTTACGAGCATACATGATACGAGGAAGTTATTACGGACGTTTCGCATCTTCACGTTCCCCAGTCCCTCATCGGTCGATATCTCTGTAATGGCAGAATCGTAGCTGGCTGTCGGATAGATAAACTTACCGTCAAGGCTCTGCCACAGAATCTGTCCCTTGTAGCTGTCGATGCCGCCAGCGTTCTCAATCTGTTCAAGAACGATGTCGGGGTCTGGGTTGAAGACGTTGATGCGCTCAATGGTCTTCTCGTTAACCATCAACCGCTTTCCGTTCCTCGTTTTCTTCTGTTCCCAGTCGGGATGCAGCAAGACGTGCGCCACGCTCCCCTTGTCGTCCGTCTCTTCCAGTCGGCAATTCTCAAAGGGTACGTGGCTCACGCTCGACACCTGCCCGAGAACGTTATAATTGACGTGAAGGGCAAAGCCTCCGAAGCGTGCGAGGTCTTGCGCTACGTTCCGTAGTAAATCGTCTGCCGTGTCTCCTTGGTGGTTCATCGCCAATGCTGCGATAATATCGCTATCGAAGCCGTAGCCCTCAATGAATCGGGCGTATCGGTTCAAGCAGAGCATTGCCGTTCCGCTGGCTTCCGTGATGCGTGCGAGGTTCTGCGGATATAGGTTATCATATCCGTAGGCTTGCATCTTGAATCGGCTAACGTAGCCAACATCAATCCTTCGCTTTGGCTTTTTAACTGTCTTTACGTTCATCTTGCTTGTGTCGTTTTACTTGTTGTTTTGTTACTCTTCCTTGCCTGCTTTTTCGGCTTGGTCGATGTCTTTCTTCTTGTCGCTGCCTGCTGCTTTTTCGGCAGGATCTTTCCCGGTGGTATCATCTGCACCGCTGTCGCTGCCTGCTGGCGGCTGCTTGTTCTCGATGAGTTCCTCGCTGGGTATCTTCTGAAAGTAACTCTCCATGTGTGGGTACTTCGTCAGATATTCGTGCGCAACCTTGTCGGTCAGGTTCTCATTCGTGAAAATCTTACCATGGTAGAAATCCGGGCAGGAAATGATAAAACCTGCCTTCATTGCGTAATTACATGTTTTTGGCATTGCCTTTTCTTTTTTGAGTTTTAGATATATTTCTATCAGAGCATCGTGGTAACACTGCTGGCAGGTCGTTGGCACGAACCGCTTTCGTGTTACCTCGTTATAGAGAGTTTCGATTACTGCCTTGTCGGTTGAATCGAAGGGACTGTCAAAACGTGCCTTCAACTCCCCAACCTTGGCTGTCGCTTCCTCGTAGGTCATAGCTTAACCTCCTACGGCTGTTTTAAGGCTGTCGTACTTGGCTGCCGTGGTCTCGGTGTCGGTGTCAAAGAAGAAATATGCTGCCTTTGGCACACTCTCCTCTTCCAACGTGATAAGCCAGCCGCCCTCGGTATCGTCTGAGTACTTGTCGTTCTCGCCTGCGCTTGCCTTAAGTGCCTGCGCATATCCGAATACCTGGTACTCTGCCGTTCCGTCCGCTCCCTTCGATAGGTTGCGCAGGATGATAACGAACTTACCGTTCGCCAGTCCGTCAATGATATTGGCGCAAACATCTGGTGTGTTAGCCAACACAACGACTGCTACGGTGTTCTTCCAGCTGTTGCGGTACGTACCAACGGAAAGCTCGGTCTTGGTTCCAGTGAATGGCTTGCTGCCTTCCTGCCGGATGGCGTATGCCTTCTTGCCAGTCTTCAAGACCAATGTCTTAATTGTATTGCCATCGACAACGGACTTGGTGAAGTCAATGTCGTCTCGGTTGATGATAAGTCCATCGCCCTCCAATCCCTTTGTTACTTGGTCTTCGCAAGGGATGATGATGTCCTGGGCGATAAGGCTCTCGCAAGTTGTTGCCATATTGATTTCGTTTTAAATTGTTATATCCCCAACACCGTTTTGTGGGTGTTGAGGATTTTGTCGAATAACTTAATACTAAAAAAAGATTTGGAGCGATTAGTAAGCTGCATGGATCATGTTCTCTTCAAGGAGAGCCGTGCCAATCTTACCGGTAGCATAGAGATAGTTTCTGCGCTCCTTCTGGTCGAACCAGATGTCGAGGTCGCTAATGAGTGCATCGGCATCAGTGCCCACCATAAGGTGTTTAGGGTTACAGAATACCGCACGGTGTGGAAGGTTGACTGTCGTCTCGCCCTTCTCGTATGCGTTAATCATTCTGTCCCAGATGCCGACACGAGCAATCTTCACTCCGTTGTAGGTCGCTACATCGAAGCCATCGAACACCTTCTCCCACGGCATAATATCGTGGTAGGTCTGCTTGATGTCGTAGGTCAATGCATCAGCAAGCGAGCGTGTCATAAGCAACACTGCATCGCTATCGTCAATGATACGTGTGTCTACGTCCATCAAGATTGCGTCTACGACTGCTGTAGCTGCACCCTTCTTGCGTAATGCTGAAACCTGCGCTGCTGTCGTAGCCTCGCTGTTGGCTGCGATGGTGGTATGGTTCTTTGTTGCTGTAGCTGTAAAGATACGCTTGAACAGACCGTCACAAACGTTGAACATGCTAACGTCCGACCCTGCTGTCAGCTTGCCGCCACCTGCACCTGCCAATGCTGCCGCCTTGTCGCCAAACCATCCGAAACGCCAAATCATCTGCTGCATGGCTCGCTGGAGTGCATCGGTGTAGATGGTCATGAAGTCGGTGCTGGTAAGGTCGCCAATGGCTGTACCAGTCTTAAGGCTGTATTCTGCAATTGAACCCTTCAATGCTTCGTAGCAAATCTTGATAGGAATCTCCCACTGTCCGAGTTCCCAACGCTTCTGAGAGTTGGCGATACCCTTCTCTTCATAGGTAGGGTCGCAACCGCCACCTGCCTTACCGACCATTTCCATCTCACCGATAAGTGCGATTGGATCATCGTTCTTGACCTTCATGATGTTCACGAATGAAGAAAAATCCTCATCTTTGTAGAAGGTTTCCTGCACGGCATCCTTGATGCTTGCGAGGTTTTCTGGCTCGAGTTTAAGGTTCTCAAGCTGCTTTTTTGTAAATCCTGCCATTATTTTCTTTTGATTTAATGGGTTAATACTCTGGGTTACTTCTTGCCCTTTTTGTGGAGTTTGGCAAGTCTCTCCTTGATGGCGTTCTTACCTTCCTCGACTGGGTTCACGTTGTCGCCTGCGCCCTTGCCGCTTGGCTGTCTCTGCGCTGGCTGGTAGTGGCTGCTGTAGCCTGCCAGCACCTTCTCAGCACCGCCTGCCATCTTCACGGCATTCAGGATGCGCATGTCTTCCTTGCTCTTTGCGAGTTTCTGTGCGCCTGCCAGCTGTGCCTTGGTGTCGTTCAACTGCTGTTTGAGTGCTGCTACCTGCTGCTTCAACTTGGCTACGGTTTCGTTGTCGGTGCTTGATGCGCTGCCGCCCTCACCGCCTTCATTGCCTTCATTGCCGGTCTGAATGTCGGTAATTACACCGTCTTCGACAACAATTGTCTTACCGTCCGGCATTTCAAACGTTCCGTCCGGACTTGCCTTGTCGCCAACTTGTGGATCTCCCTCTTCACGCTCTACGGTCAGTGTCTGTCCGTCTGCTGTGTTGAGTTCCATCGCCTTTGGCTCTGCCTTGGCTTGTGGCTCTGCCACCGCCTGCTCTGCTTCCTCCAGTGTCTTCACGCCCAACTTAGCGAGAATCTTGTCGAGGAGAGAAGCCTTTACTTCTGTTTTCTTCTCCATTGCTTTTGGATTTTGTTGTTTTGAATTAATAAAATTTTCGATATTGCGTTTTGATGCGCTTGCGCTGAGTGCTGAAACGGTGCTGCTGATAAGACCTAGGCGCAGAGCCTCGCTGGTGTTGATGAAGATGTCCTTATCCATCAAGGCTTGTATCTCTTCCCGGTCGCACTCGCACCGCTCTACGTATGCGTCCACCATCTTATCCTGCCACATCTGCATTTCCTCGCTCTGGTTCTTCAAGTCCTTTGCGTTCAGCTGGTCGCCCAAACACCAGCCGGGAACCCATGGGTTGTGCAGGAGAAAGGCAGCGTTCTCGTATGCCTTGCGGCTCTCCTTTGGTGCTGCGAGCATGATGATTGTTGCCATGGATGCTGCCTTGCCCTCAACGGTGCAGGAAATCTTCTTTCCGCTCTGCCGCAGTCGGTCGTAAATCGCCCAGCCTTCGACCACAGAGCCGCCATTGCAGAAGATGCGCATATCGATGGTATCATCGTCTTTCGGTATGCTTGCTGCAAAAGCATCTATATCCTGAAAGCAGACACAATCACCACCCCACCATTGATACCAAAACTTGTTGTCTTGGCTGTCGATGTCGTTGTATATTCTGAGTTTTGCCATTTAATCGTGATTTTTAAGTTTTAAAACGCTGCAAAGATACGACATTTTTCAATATGTTTATCTCGTAAGCAGTTAATTTTTCTAAACAAGCCGAAATTTTGCGTTCTAAGCGGCTTTTATTGCCTTGGGTGTGTAACTTTACCACCTTCGACCGAAAACCGCTCAGAACGCAAATCTTGATGGAATAACTGCAACCTTTAGAGCCTGCCGATGCTCTCTATCGTCTGCACTCTCCGCTGGGTGCGGTTTATCTCTTCAACGCTCACTACTGGCTGTGGAGCCATCTGATACCCTCTAGCGACTGCTGCCGCCAGCATATCCATGCCGATGTTGCTGCCCCCGGTGTTTGCTACGATAGGCACGCCACCTCCCAGCTGGTTGAATGCCGAGAGAATAGGGCTGAACATCGAGGTTGCCTTGGCGGTCATTACGCTCTCCCCATTGGATAGTCTTGCCGGGATGCTATCGCTGGTTCCAGTGCCCGAGCCTTGGACGTAGCCACCAGTGGAGAAACCTTTGACGGCTGCTTTCGCTCCGGCAAAGGCTGCCTTGGTCAATACCATCATTCCTGCTGCACTGGCAACGCCATACCACGACTTTTCTGCCAACTCATGTGCCAACATCTGTGCATAGTAAGCCGTGATTGCCATCTCGATTGCATCGAGCAAAGATGTGAGCATGGATTTCAAGAAGTTGTGGAATGATTTGTCTTGCTCATTGAAGAAACTAGCCAGTCCATCGCCTAGCGTAGAAATCATGTTAGCCATCATCTGCTGGCGTTCACCGATTTTCTGTTGCTGCTTCTTGTTTGAATCGTCTGCCAGCTGTACCTCTGTGTCGTGGAGTTGCTGCTGGAGTTGCTTTCTTGCATCCGTGTTGGTCTGCTCCATTGCAAGTTTCTGCTCCAGGAAAGCCCTATACCGCTCCAACTTTGCTGCGTTGTCGTTCTCCTCATCGCTAGTGCCACCGCCCAGTATGTCTGCATCCTTGCGTGCCTTTTCTGCGTCCTCGAACTCCTTGTTGATTCCGTCCACAATTTCCTTTGCTTGGTTCTTGATGTCCGCTTTCGCCTTTATCATGATGTCGAGCAGTTTTGCCTGCATTTCCTGCGCTTTTTCCGCTCCGATTTGTCCTGCCGCAACGTATGCGTCAATGCTTCGTGCCACCATGTCCTTCTCCAGCTGTTCGAGGTCGTTGCTGTAGTCTCGCTCGTTATCGTACATGCCTGCGAGGTATCGCTTCTTTGCGTCCATTACGTTCTCGTTGTACTGGAACTGGATAAGAGCAATCTGTGCCTGCAATTCCTTTTCCTGCTTCTTCCTGCGCTCTGCTTCTGCCTTGGCTTCCGCTTCCTCCTTGGCTTTCTGTGCCTTGGTCTTGGTGGTGCTGCCCTTGGCTGCCGATGGTGTCGTTCCCTTGTTTCCGTTCACTGGCTCGCTGCTGGTCGCTCCACCGTCTAGGTTCGCAAGTTTCAGATGGTTCAGCCTTCCGTTCACTGTATTCTCGAATCCGTCAGCAAAGGAATTGCCTATCTCGATGCCAGCGTTCTTGATGTCGTGCCATGCTTCCTTGATAGTGCCGGAAATGTCGAATATCTCCTTGAATCCCTTCTGTGCCTTGGATAGGTCGAATGTAACGATACCTTCGAGAATATCAAGCATGCCCTTGGCTGCAAAGCCCATCCTCTTGAATGCGTCTATTCCAAGATTGCATACAAGCTTGATTGCGTTCCACATCAAGCGGAAACTTGTGCCGAGTGTGTTGATTACCCCTCGCAACAGAAGGCTCTCATTGTACCAGTCGATGAAGTAGTTGATGGTGTTGAACAAGCCTTTCATTATCTGGATGAGAATCTTCGTGCCGAACATCTTGCCCTTCTCGATCATCTCCTCGAATCCGTGCTGGCTCATATCGAACATCGATGAAAGGTAGCTGTTCAGTTCCTTGTGCAGCTTGATATTTTCCAGCTGCGTCTCTCCCCACTCTCCGGTCTGCTTCTTCACTTCTTCGATGTCTGTTGTCATCGTGTCTAGCTGCTCGATGAGCTGAATACCTGCTTGCGCTCCCTGCTTTCCGAAGACGTTTTTCAGAATATCGCCCACCTGCTTGCTGTCCGCTCCGAAGTCCTTCATCTTTGTGCTGACCTCTTGGATAACATCGAAGGTACTTTTCGTGCCGTTGGCTAGGTCTTGCTGCACCTGCTTGCTGGATACGCCGATAGCATCAAGGCTTGCGGATGTCGCTGTGCTCATTTCTCGTATCTTCTTGCTCGCCATCGTGATAATGTCTAGACCCTTATCGCTGAAAATGCCGCTTCGTGTCTGCTGCAATATCGCCACAAGCTGGTCTGCTCCAATACCTGCATCATGGAAGGTAGGCGCATATTGCTGTATCTTGTTGAGCATATCGCCCGACAGATCTGCACCGCTCGCAAAGCCATCGTTGATAACCTTCATCGCTTCCTCGCCAGATAGGTGGTAGTTCGCCATGAGATTGTCAGCTGTAGCGAGCACGTCATTGAAATCCTTTCCCATCGTGTCCGCTGTGGCTGCAATGCTGTTCCTCATCGTCTCCAGGGCTTCGCCAGTATAGCCAGTGAACTCCCTTGTCAGTCGTGTGGCTTCCATCAATCCCTTGTTGTAGTCGAACCACCACTTGAAAGCCATTCCTGCGCCTGCTACTCCTGCCAATCCCAGGAACACCGGGTTCGTTGCCAATCCAAGAAGGGTTGAGAAAAAAGCCTTGATGTTCGGGATGATGCCCTTAACTGTCTGTCCGAGGTTCACTACAGTGTTCGCAAAGTTGCTGACGCCTTCGCCAACACCTCCACCGCCACCCATCGGTACAACGTGCTGGAGGTCGGCTGCAAGGTCGAGCATTGAGTTGTAGTAATTACCCACATTCCGGTAGTATCGCTGGGTCTGCTCCTCTGCCAGTTTAAGTTCGTTGGTAATCTCATTGATGTGCTTCTGCAGTGCCTGCCCCTTTGCTCCCTCACGCTCTGCCTTCGCCATTTCGTCATACTTCTTGGTGGCATTGGATAGCTGGGCACGCAACTGCTTCAAGCTGCCCTCCTGCTCGTTCTCTGTGCGCACGTTGTTCTGGATCTCCTTCTGCAGGGCACGCACATTGTACTGGTACTCCTTGATGGTTGCGTTGATGGCTTCCGTCTGCACCTTCATTTCGTTTGTCGTGATGGTCTTGTCTTTCTCCTGCTGCTGCAAGTCCTTGATGCTTGCCTTTAGCTGGTCTATCTTCTCCTTGTATCTGATGATGCCATAGATTGCATCCTCGTACTTGACCTTGATGTCAAGAATCTGCTGTTTGTCTTCACTTACCATAGTTCGTTCTTTTTAGTTGTTCAACTCTATCATTGTAACCTCGCTGTAACCGCTGCTTGTGGTCTTGATTTCAAGCACTGCAAAATACGCTCCATACTGGGCAAGGTACACTGGCTTCGTTTCGTCAAAGTCCAGGATCTCCAAATCGGAAAGGTTGAAACGCTCCACAATCTGGTGCGGATTCGCCACCGTCTTCCTCAGCTTCTCCAGCTTGCTGTCAAAAATACTTTGCAGGTCGATGTTGAAAGCCAATTCCGCATAGCCTGCATCATTCTTCGTCAGGTTCACGATGCGGTCTTTGCATGCCTTGTATTTTGTCGCTACCTGAACGGTTCTCGTGGTTCTGCCAAAGGTGTATTGCTTGCTTTCCCATTCGTATATCGGTATGCGGTTTCCGTCCGTGGCTGCGAATGGCAGCGTGCAAACGTCTTGCGTATACTCCAGCGTCTTGTTGTCAATGGTCATATCTGCATTGTGCTGCTGGTAGACGGTATCGTCTTCCTTCCACTTGTAGATATTATGCTGGCAATAGTCCTCTACGCTGAAATCGGTCTGCCTTGGATGGTTGCTGGCTTCGCTCGGGATGAGCTTCTTCGTCCAGTCCACCGCTTGCGCCTTGGCTTCCCAAAGGTTCACGATGTCGGCAAAAGTAAGTGTTCCACCAATAAACAGCTGGCTTGGAAACGTTGATGTCAGAATGCAGATACACTTCAAGAAGTCAGTTACCTTGATGTCGGGCAGGTTCTTACCGATAGGGAAATTACCACCGTATGGTACTTCATCGCTCTGCTTGATGCTGGCAGACAAGCGTCCGTTGTAGCATTTTAATCCGTTCAACCTTTGGTTCTTCGGGTGTTTCATCTCAAAGGTCACGATGTCGCCCTCTTCCAGATCTATCTCCCCTCGTCCTGCTGCCAGGTGTATGAATCTGCCTCCTACCAACTGGTCGCTGGTGTCGCTTACTGATGGATCTGCACCTTCGTAGTCCGAAGTTCTGCCTGCGATGTAGGTCTTGGTGTATTCGCTTTCCTCTTGGTTGCTCGTATGCTTTGATACGACTTTAATTTCGATGTAGCAAGGTGGGTACAAGTAAACTGCCTGCGTTTCGGTCGAGCCTCCGTAACTCCAGCTTTTATGCAATGAAGGGTTTACTTTCGATGCGTCCCACGACCAGTTCATTTGAACATCAAAAATCATCGTGCAGGCAATCTTTACATTCAGTTGGCTGTATCTGTGCCCAATCTCCAATCCATCGAATACTTCTGATAGGCTCGTTGGCTGGAAGTCAAGAATACCGAGGTTCTCTGTTTTATAGAAAGTCCCCTCAAAGCCGCCTACGACAGTTTGCTCATCTGCCTTTCTTGTAATCAATGGGACAGCAAGTCCCTTTATGATTTCTTTCGCTTGATTGCTCCAGCCGAATGCCACACCAGTCTGTGCCGTGATAAGGTCTAGGATATACTGTGCCGTGACGCTTGGCTGGATTGTTCCATCACTTCTAAACGATGCTCCTCCATTTGAGCCAAACGAGCCTCCAAACGTACCTCCTCTCGAATTGGTCTGCGCTTCGCTGCTGCTGGCTCTCGCATTGCTCTCCGTCTCGCTGTTACTCTTAACAAGAATAGTCGTACCAGTGCTGCATTCCCTGATTGCGTTAATGATAAGCCATTCAGCAGTGGCTGGTGCTTGCAGGTCTACATCTATAGGCTCGCTATCGCTTGTATATTTAACGCTGTAGGCTCCGCCAGCACTCACCTGGGATAACTTACCGCCCGAGAGATAATAAGCCGCCACATCCGTGCTAATGCTCAAATTTATCATATCGGCAACAGATGGCTTGACGTAGACGAGAAGACCGGAAGGCTTACTCTTTACCACATTTATCTCTGTTTCTCCGGCTTCGCTTATCTCATACGTTCCCCATGGTGTTGTTTCCCCGGTGTCCTTATTCAGTGCTCCGTATTCGACAGAGCCAGCCTTCTCTGCCCGAACTCTGATAGATATTGTCTCCATGGCAACATTCGTTTCGATGTTGGCGATGCACGCTCCAGCACTAACGAACATTCCGAGCATAGGATCAGGGGCTGGCAATACCGGACGGGTTTCCGATTCCGTCTTCCCGGCATCATCGGCAAGGCTGACAACGCTCTTGTTTGTGTCGAGTATCGCCCATGTTCGATATTCGCCCTTTCCAAGCACGCTTCTGATGGTAGCTCTCATTCCTGCCTCAAATGGTATGATAGCACACTGGTAGGTGTTATCTGCCAACACCTCACCCGATACATACTTTCCTACCTCTGTTCCGGTTCTTATCTTACCCTCAACGAGCGAATAGGTCGCACTGCTGTTTCCTCCCACGTTGTGGTCGAATCCATACCATTCATCGCTTGACTTCTTGAGTACTGCCGTGATATAGTTTCCGTAGAATACTCCCTCTGTAATAGCCTTCTCGTAGGTGTCGCTGCTGTTGTTTTTAGTGAACCGAAGATGCTTTGTGCAGTTCAACTCGTTCAGTTTCAGGTCTGACGATTGCAGCGTTGCCAATGCTTGGAACAATCCCCAATAAATCGAAATTTCGATTGTTTCCTTAACGCTCAGAACGCTTGCCCTTCCGCTGCGGATAATCTCCAAGCCGTTTCGGAAATATCGTGCTGTGTGGAAAATATAGGGATATTTGCTGCTGGTGCTCGGTTTTCCGGCAAACTCCAGCACCGCCATATTGTGCGCTGTCTTGGGCAGGTTGATGGTGTATGTTGTGTTGGCGGTCATTTTCGTGATGTCACGGAAAAGGTTGCTCTTTATGTCGAGCGTGATTGCCGAATCCTCGCTCATATCCATAAGAACACCGTCTATGTATAGTTGCTGGTCTGTCATAGCTGCTGAATCTGTGTATTGTTAATAACTAGGTTGCAGACGAAATCCTGCAACTCTGCTGTTGTCTTGGTGTAGGTTCCTGCCTTGATTGTCACACTCTGCCACTTGTCGCCACCGAGGTACATATCCACGACCGGGCTGCTTGCCAAGTCTTGCAGGAAATCGAACGTCTCGCTGTCTACCAATGGTGCGCAAAGTGGTATGGTGTCCTCTCTGCCGTAGCCCTGCCTTCTGCCGTTCGCTCCGAGGTAGCCGAATATCGTATCGTCATACTCTCCGAGGTTGTTGCGTACGAAGCTGGTGTCGCTGCTTATCGCCCTGCTCTCATCGCCTTGCGTGAATAGCCAGTAGCGATAGAAGCCGTGACGATCAACCCAACGCAGGTAGATGCCCTTCTCCGTGTTGTCGGTCTTGATGGATGCCAGTTCAGTATACTTGCTGCTGGTCTTTAGATAGAACGTGAAATCGAAGGTCGTGTCGAAAGTCGCCTGCTGTATCTTTCCATCATAGTCCTTGATTGAGTAGGATTTCGCTCCTGCCTTTAGAACCTTGCTGGTAATCTCGAAAATACCCTGCTCTGCGATGTCTAGGTGCTTATTCGTTACCCTTCCGTCCGCATACACAAGAAGGCTGGTTTCCTCGCTGATGTATAGCCCGAAGGAGAATGGAAAGTTCGTGAACCATGTTAGCTTCTTGTTTGCGTTCCACGTCTCTCCTGCCCTCATCGCTCCCCAAACATAGAAGGTCGTGTAGCTGAATGTCGCAAGGTCGCTCCCCTCGCTGTTCTTGACCTTCACGGAAATATCGAACACTTCCCCGAGGTTGCTCTTCTGGCTCTCCCTGCTGTAGTCGATGTTTCCGAAGCTGATGCCATCGAAGAGTGCCTGCACATATTCCCGATAGTCCATGATGCAATTATCTGCAAACGCTTCCACGCTGTACGTGTACGTCTTGGTCTCCCTGCTGATGGTTGCCTCGATGCTCGCAACACCCGAGCCGCTCGCCTTGATGATGCAAGGAAGGAATGCAAAGCCTACAGCGTCCGGGTATTGAATCGTGATATTGTTTTTCGTTGTCTGTCTCATACCGTCTCATTGTTTAGTTTGATACTTCCCACCGACTGGTGGATTAAGAAAATAAGTCTCTGCCCCAATCGCTTCATCGTATCGGGCACAACGTTGCTGTACACGTCAGCCCTGCCGCCAGTGCGGTGCAGCTTAGAACCCTTGGTGGCTATGGTGTGGGCGATTGCCCCTGCCATACTCATATCGCCACGCTCCTGCGGTGTGTACTTGTGCGGTCGCTGGGTCTTGTAGGGGATAGGTGTGCCGTGCAGTCCCTTGTCCTTCATCCACTGGCGGATGATACCACGGAAGCCGTATGGTATCTTTCCTGCCCTTCGTCCGGTCTCCAGCACTCCGAACGGCTTGTGTCCCCAGAGGATGGTTTCTTCCTCGCTGGGCTGCTCCACCTTTAGGCTCGCTATCGTTCGCCCTGATGCGTTCTGTCCGTTGATACGTATGTGGTTGATGATAAGCTGCCGTGCCCTCTCTACTTCCTCACGCATGATGAGCGATGCCGCCTTGGGGTCGAATTGAATACCTCCCTTGCTCATACCTCACACCCTCCTATGCTCTGTGTCAGCTGAAGGGAGTACATTACGCCCGACACGATCGTGCTCAAACGCTCGATGATGGTCTCGTAGTACTGCTGCCCTTCCAGTGGTTCGAACTGGTGCGACTGGTTGATGGCTCGTATCATCCTTGCCCCTGCCACCTTCATTCGGTCGATGCACTCTCCGTTGTCTTCTCCATCCGCTGCCCTTGGTACGGTGTCGAGATAAGCCAGGGCAACGTTCACGGTGTCGTATACTCTGCCGTTGCGTATCTCTGTCGTGCCGCTGGCTGGGATGATGCAGACGATTGCCGGATAGCTCAGTTTCTCCAGCTTTGTGTCTGCTGTGTCCCAGTCCTCGAATAGGTAGGTGTAGTCTGGTAGCGTGTCTGCTGCCAGCTGCTTTAATGTTTCTCTTATTGTTGCCATAATTATCTAGATTTACGTTTCATTTCCTCTGCCTGCAACTTCTGCAGGTTCCTCTCGTACACGCTTCTCTTGTTGTCCATCTCCATGCACTTGTAGATGCGAAGCCATGGCGTTTTCAATACTTGGTCGTGGTCGCTGATGCCCATCCTTACTGCGTACCAGTCGAGCATGCCGAACAGTCCGAACCGCAGGGTATCGATGCCTGCCTCCTTCTCCAGTCTCGTTGGCTTCGCTGTGTCTGTGCTCTCGAAAAGTTTATTGATGCGCTCCACCTCTGATGTTACCCAGCCGATGAGCATAACGACATCAACCGCTCTAGCCTGCTCCACTTCCTTGTGGCTCAGACCGAGGACGGTTGTCACTATCTGATACAGACTTTCTTCGCTGTCCGGCAGCTGGGAAAGGTCTATGAGTTGCCCGATGGAAAGTCCGTTGAGATTGTCGGGAACTTGCTTTCCTCCGACAAACGCTGGTCGTGGCTGCTTGCCGATTTTGTAGCTGGTGTGCCTTGCCACTGCCAGCCAGTACTTGAATGTAGTGTTATTATCCATACGCTTTATATTTTTTGTCGTTATCTTTGTCTCAATACGTGCGCCCTAGCCGTTCCATGGCTTGCTACGGATAACTTCTTCAAGGCTACGTATCGTATTGCGTCTATGCCGTGGTTAAATGCGTCTATAGGCTGGTTCGTTGTCTCTCCATCCCTTGACTTCTTCCACTTGTATTGCTGCATGTTCCCGATGATACCGTGGCTGCGTCTTGTTATGTTGATGCGAAAACGCTTCAAGATGTCGATGCCGTTGTTGATACTGTCCGCTCCCTTGGTGCTGCCGATTATCCACAGACCTCGGTTGTGTATCTCCTGAATGCTCTTAGGCTCTGCCGAATCCGCAATGATAAGGTCTCGTTTCGTCCGTCCTTGTTCCTTGCATCTGTCTGCGATGTCATCGTTCGTCATTCCAGGCTGGTAGATTTCTTCGTCCACCCATAACTCTCCGTGCGCCAATATAACGTGCTCCAGCGCAGTTGGGTCGTTGGTGAATCCGAAGTCCATACCCCTGCATTCCATCTTCCACTCCTCCCTTGGTGGCAGCTTGTCAACGATGCCCCAGTTGGTGAAGATAAGCCCGGTTATCTTTCCGGTCAATCCTCTAGCGTATACTCTCCAAAGTTCGGGGTCGTCAATCTCTTCAATTTTCTTGTGCTCCTGCTCCGTCAGGAATCGGTTGTTTCGGTGGTCGCTCAGGATCAATCGGCAATCATCCCTGCCGATGATGTTGTTGTGCACCCAAAACCTTGCACTTGGGTTATAGTCGATGAACACCTGCTTTCGGGTTCGGATGGCAAGCTGCCAGAAGACTTCGTAGGGCACACCGTTCGCCTCGTTCACGAAGAGATAGTCACGCTTTCCGTTCTTAGCGTCCTGCGCATCCTGGTAACTCTTGAACTCGATGATAGAGCCGTTCTTACCTCTGTAGCTGCTGTCGCTCTTGTTGTTCTTGAACCAGTCCAGCAACTCTGCCCTTGAATGCAGGATGGTGTCGAGGTCTCGCATGGCTCCCACCTTTAGGTTCGGGAGGTCTTGACCGCACACCGTGATAATTGCCATGGGGTGCTCAAAAGAAAGCACTATAAGACGCTGCATAATGGTGTATGTCTTCCCCGAGGACGTGCCTCCTTGGTTTACGAGAAACCTTGGCTTCACGTCCGCATTCGGTTCATACAGTTCACCTATAACGTCAAATAGTGCCATTCTTTCAAACAATAAAAACTTAAAACAAATTTATGGTAAAATTATCATTCTCTGTCCAATCCCTCACGCTCGATTACTTCCTGCTCGCTGGATGCGCACTGGTGTCCCGAGTTGATGTAGCGTACCTCGATGCCGCCTTGGAATCCTGCGTTCAGGTCGAGCACGACCTTATCCAGTCCGAGCAGCTTGCAAATCTGCGTCTCTGCCTTGATGATGATGTCGAGGTAGCGTGGTTCTCCGAATCCTCGCTTCTCGGCATCGTACATTATCGCCTTGACGGTCTCGATTGAAATCTGCTTTCCTTGCTCATCTACGACTGGCTGTCCCTGCTGGGTCGATGTCTTTTCGTGGTAGTCTTCCTTGGATTTCTCCCAGGCTTCCCACGCTTCACGTATCACCAGCTTCAACCTTGCCACCTCGCTGGTTATTTTCTCGTCCGTGTCGGTCAGCCGCTCTTCCCTCCACTCCTTCAGTAACCGCTGAATGTCGCAGTGCGCTTGATTGTATTTCGGTCTGTCGAGCCGCTTGCGAACCTCTGCCGTGATTTCTCGCTCCGTCCATCCCTTGCGGTATAGGGGTGCGATAATCTGCAGGCGGTTCTCGATGTCGATTTTCTGCGCTCGATGTTTGTTGTTATTACCTTGTGGCATACGATTCTTGATTTAAAATTTTGCTCCGTTGTACTTGTATACGATGTTTCCCTCGCTGTCTCGTTCGTCAGCTGGCAACATTGCCCCTTCAAACATCTTGTATGGCGAGTGCGCTGCCTGCGGATTGTTCCAGCACCACTTCATGTAGTCGGCTGCGCTCATCGTGTAATACTTCGAGTACTTCTCTCTTGTTCCCAGGTTCATCGCCTTCTCCAGTCTCGCCCTTAAAAGGTTCTCTGCATCCAGCTTGATGTCGCTCCACCTCACGTATCCCTTGCGCTTGCAAATGTTCAGTGCTTCGCACATCTGCCCCCTGCTGTAGTTCCACGTTGGCGGCAATCCGCAACAACTTCCGTTGTGGCAAAGTTCCTTGAAGTGTGCGTCCGATACATAAAAGCGCATTCCCAGCTGGTCGGACAGTTCCTTCATGTTCCTGAAGAACGGTTCTTTGACCTTGCGGTTCAGTCTCAGATAGCCGGACTGTACGCTGTACTTCTTGTAGAATGCGAGAATGTCGAAACCTGCCATCTTGCTGATGGTAGGCAACAATTCCCTCAATGTCGGGCTTCTCGTTTCCAGGCAGAAGAATTCGGTGCTCAAAGCTGTAGCCCCTCTGTTGAATGCTTCCTTGATAAGGTCGAGGTACGTTGGCGTGCTCACTCCGATGATGAAGGGTCTCAGTCTCAGCGTTGCACCTCCTGCTCCTGCATTGGCGATGCGCTCGATGGCTTCAAGTCTTGCTTGTGGGCTTTCCACCCCTCGCTCTATTACTCTAGCCTTCTCTGCATCGCTGGTGATGATTGAGAACTTGAAGTTCCAGTTCTTCTGCCCTCTGATCAAGTCCATGTATCGCTCATCCTTGGTGAACCATGCTCCCTTGGTCGAGAAACAGAGCGGATAGTCTATATCCTTGAAGAAGCGTAAAAGCTCCAGCGTCGTTCCGTACTTCCGTTCGAAGTTGTCGAACTGGTCGCTCATGCTTCCCCACTGCATAACCTTGCGAGCCTTGATGTATGGCGCAAAGTCTCCACCGTGCTTGTCGGGGTCAATGAACATTCGTTTGATGCGCTCAACGCTCACGTCCTTAACCTCCTTGTGCAGGTATTCCTTTTTCTTGCTGCCAATACCTCGCTGGTTCTGAGCAAAGCAATACATACAGCCAAAGCTGCAATTATTGTAAGTGTCAAAAGCCATTGGCATTGAGCAGTCGGGAAACTCGTATGTTATTCTTGGCGTGTTGCCATAATGTTCTGCCATATCCTCATGAATTTATTTTGTTGATGATAAAGTCTGCGATTTGGTCTGCTGTCTGCTTCGTGGTGTCTATCGCTACAACGTCACACCCCGCAGTTTGCCATTTCTTTGCCGAGTGTGCCGATTCTCGCTGTCCCCGGATAATATCCTTGCTCAACGTTCCGTTCGACCGTTCTGCGAGCCTTTTTTGGATTTCTTCGAGTGGTGCGTATAAGAAGATTACAATCTGTCTGTCCGCATTGAACATTGCGTGCGTCAAGTTCGGACCCCAGCATTTAAGTCTCATTCCTTCGCAAATGATGCAGTCGGTGCTCTCCAGTGCCTTCTTCACGATGTCACGAAGTATGGTCGTACCGTTCAGATTGTCAACACCTCCGTATTTAACATCGTATCGCCCTGCAAATGCAACTCGATCCTTGGTGCTGCTTATTCCGTTCGAATAGCTTTCGATTCCACCAAAGCTTTCTATCAGCTTTCGGGCAACGGTGCTCTTTCCGCTGGCGTTGGTTCCAATGATAAAAACACAAGTCTTTCTCATATTCGAGTTATTTTTGTTAAATTTCGCCTCTGCCGGATTGAATTGTTCAGAGCGGATAGTTTATCTATTTCAAACGTTTCTCCGACTTAAACGCTAAATTTCCGACTATTCGGTTTTTTCTTTGAGTTCGTCCACATCAAAGTTGCGCTTCTCGATTGCGTCAAGTCCCAGCATGTCTGCCACGGCTTGTGCGTCCTCGCTGCGGTAAACGATAATGATGCGCTGTTCTTCGTCCTCTGCTGGCTCGTAGGTCGTGGCTTCCTGCTGGATTTCCCAGGGGTTCAACCCCCATCGCTGCATATCGTCCACGTCAAATGCTCCCTTTAGCTTCTCTTCATCCCAGCTGCCAAAATAGACGTTATCCTTGATGATGAACTCGTCCGTCTCTTCATCGGATAGGCTGTCAGCAATAACGACCTCGACCTTTGGCTCTGCCTTCCACTTCTCCCAGTGGCTGCAAAGCTGCTGCTTCTCTCCATCGGTCAGTTTCACGGCAACGGCTTCTATTGCGTTCCTGATAGCTTCGTTTTCCATCTGCTCGATGTTGAGCAGGGCACGGAAGCGCATGTTTCCTCCGAGGATAACTCGGTTCTCATTACAGACGATTGGTCTCATCTGCAACATCTTCGGAAACGTCAGAATACTCTCAACGAGTTTCTGCATCTGCTGTGGCTCAATGCTGCGTGGGTTGTCTTGGTTCTCCACCAGGTCGTGCAGGTTGATGTTCTCGATTTTATTCTTCTCCATTGTCTTCCTCCTTTCCTTCTTGTCTTGGTTTCAGTTCGTCAAAGTTCCAGACGATGCGGTCGATATGATCAACTCCAAGCAGCTTGGCAAGGAATGGCTCATCGGCTGGCTTGTAGTGAATGATTACGTTCTCACGTGGCAAAACGCCATCGCCCATTATCGTTGGCAAGTCGTCAGGAGTTAAGTCTTGCCCTTCGATTTCAGGAGGTAGTTCCCCTGCGAATGGGTCGCCATCTTGGTCGTCCTTGTCTTTCTTCTTGCACTTGCTGGTGCTGCTTGCTTCCACTGGTGCTGGGTTCCAGACTGGCATACCCCAGTTCTGAAGCTGTGCGCTGTCCCATCGGTTCGCAAGGTCGTTGAAGTCCCAGTTGCCGAAGGATAGGTTGTCTTTAATCATGAACTCCTGCTTCTGTGCTTCCGTCAAGTCTGATGCGCTCACCACGGTTACTGTTGGCTGTTGCTGCCATCCCTGCCAATACTCCATCAATGCGGCTTGCTCCTCATCGGACAGACGCTGCTCTGCATCCAGTTTTACTTGAATGCCTGCTTCGTCCATCGTGACAATGTGCTGCAAGGCTTTCAGTCTCATGTTGCCACCCAATGCGTGGAAGGTCTCATCAACAACAATCGGGCGCAGGGTCAACATTCGTGGGAATACGATGATGCTCTGCACAAGCTTCTGAAAGTTCGCTTGACTTATCTCTCTAGGGTTCGCCTCATTCTCGCTGACCCTCGATAGTGCGATTTCTTCTGTTTTCATTTTCTTCTTGTTTTAAGTTCAAAATTCATGCTTATCTGATAAACACTGGCGCAAAGATACTACTTTTTTGCTTTAGTTGTTCGCTCTTTTCCCACTTTTAACTTTTTCCAACACTTCGTTTTATCTTATCCATCAAAGGCTCTGATGGTCTTCTGCAGGGTTGTCTGCGGTTTCTTCGGCATCACTCTGACCGGGTATCCTGCACAGACCCATGCGAGGAGAAGTGCGTCTCTCTGGTCTTGGTTCATTCTCGGCAACTTTTGTCCTGCGCTTACAAAATAAGCAATTTCGTCCTGCGAGATTTTTCCGTCTTTACCCTTCCAGCACTTTTTCAATGGCTTGATAATCTCGTAGGGTATATTGTAATGCTTGCAGCACTCAACGATAAGAATTCCGGTCTGATGGTTCATTCCGGTAGAGCGTCCGATTGCTGCTGCCTTGACTGCTGTCATGATCCGATTAAGCACATGCCAGTTGCTTTTGTTGAGCCAGCCGCCTTCAATAACGACCTTAATCTTTTTGCAACTTTCGTTCATAGCCTTGAGGTAATCTATCAAAGCTGGGAAGTTCATCTTATAGGCGAGAAACTTCTTGTCGTCAAAGACTGCTCCAACTCCGCTTTCCTGAATGTCGGGGTCTATTCCAATTATAACTGTTCCTTTTTCCATTTCATTTTTTCTTTAAAGTACTTATTTTGTTCAAATTTCGCGTATAAGCGTTTATTTTGTTTTGCTTGTGTGGTTTATCAACCAACACCCTTTACGTGCGCATATACGTACGCACATGCGTTATTATCCCTATCTTTCCCCTACCCCTTTCTTTCCCTTCTTTTTGGTTGCGATAGAGAAAGCTGGCAGGGATTCCGGAAGTTGTGCCTGCGCTTGCAAAATAAATGAATAACTTAATGAATGTATATGTTGCAGGGTTCTTCCTTCTTCCACCGCCAGCCGAATGAATAAAAGCATAATTTCTAACGATTTCTTTTTCTTACTTCTTCATGTACCACCTCGCTTTCTTTGTTTGTTGTCAGACTTCCAGGGATGCGTTTCCGGCTCGCCATATCTAATTTCAAGAAATGTTATAAGTTATTTGTTCTGATAGGGAGCCATCCCCTTCTGTCCTCGCTGGTTAAAAACTCTATTATTGAACTCACGACCGATTATTCTTTTTGTTTTCTAGCAGCCATGCCAGATGCGCTGCCTGCTGTGGATCCTTGAACATGGAAAGAGCCTTCTCTACGTCCGGCTTCTTTCTCTCACGCATCGCTCTGTCGGCTACCCGGTTCTTTGTACCGTAGTTCCGGTAGTGCTTACTCCAGTACTCCTTCTGATACGCCCGGTATTTCTCACGGTTTCTTTTTCGCCACTCTTTGGTGGCTTTCAGAATCTGTTCCCGGTGCTCCTGGTAGTACGTTCTGTTCTTCTCCCTTGTTACAATGTCGCTCATCGCAATCAAGTATTACCTGATGTTCTACATATTGCTTGCGTGTCGGGCAGTATATGCCATTTAAGCAGTTTCGCCCGGTATCGCAAGCCTTGCACAGTTCGCTCGCCATACGCCCTAGAATGGTAGGTTCTCGATGTCGTAGTCAGTAAAGGCGATGTTCTCGTTCCCCTCGTATGGAATACAGTGAGCGAAGTCTGCTCCTATACCGCTGTGGATAGGCAAGGCGGTGTATCTACTCGCATAATTCTCTCCACGGTCACGAACAAAGAACGCTGGAACCCAATTGGATTTCTTTCTGCTCCTTACCAGCACCTTATCGAAAGGCTTGAAGGCTGGCTGCTCCTTCGCTTCCTTCTCTTTCTTCTCCCAGATGGCGCAATGCTTATTGAATAACTCGACTTCGTTCTCTGTCGCTTCTCGCAGTTCCTTGTGCAAACTGATATTCAGGAAGAAGGTTTCATTGGTCACGAAGTTCTCGTTCTCAATTTCATACTGGTTGCCGATTGTCAGCTCACCCTCTTCCTTGCCGATGAGCTTACCGATAACGGTTACCTTGCCATCCTCGTCTTCCTCATCGAAAACATAGAGTTTGCCGATTTCAAACGTAAGTTTCTCCGGCTTTTCAATCTCCAGAGTTTCCCGGTTCAGCTTTCCACCAAAATGCTTCTCTAAAGTGTTGATGTAGGCATGGGCTTCATCATCGCTAGCTTTCCTAAACGTAAAAGTTATCATTTCAGATACTTCTTTGTTATAATCTTCGAAACATTCTTTCCACAGATAATGCTTGCTTTTAAATCTTGTGTAGCGATTATCTTTAAACCCTTCAAAGATAACATGTATGTCGCAATCTCTATGAACAAGCACGTCTCCCTTCTTGAAGAACTTGCTCCAGTCTCGCATTTCGTTAGATGGGAAGAGCAGAACTTCTCCTTCTTTATAGATTTTTCCGTTCTTGTCGAAAAAGTGTTCTCTTCCATCTTTGTCCTCAGTCCAGATTGCTTTCGCACTGTCCTTGTCGTTTGCCATTCCACTATGCCACACCTTCCCACATATTGGCGTGTACAACTCTGTACCATACTCTTCATCTTTGAGTATCTCGTAAATATCAATATCTTTCTGTTCCATTGTCTGAATGTTTTTATTGTTTGCTATTCTTGTTCTTTTTGTTGTGATTTTCAACTACCCTTATCATTTCATCGGTTACGGTCTCGATGAAGTCAAGGCAGGAAACCTGCGCCTTGGTGTAGGCATCTGCAACCTTCTTTGTCGGAAGCATTCTCAATGCCACGGCAGTAGCTTCTTGGTGCGTAAGCTGTAGTTCGAGGATGGATTGCAGGAAATCCAGGCTCACGGTCTCTTCTCCTGCCAGTTCTGCAAGTCTCTTAGCCTTTTTCATTATCTCTACAGACCTGCGTTTCATTTTGTGTTTGAATTCTTCGTTTACTTCCATGTTCTGAATGTTTTTTATTGTTTACAACTTCACTCGTCCGAGTTTAAAATAAAGTTCCAACAGTTCCTGAGTATTGAGCCAGAAATCGGTGTTGCCGATGTATACGTGATGTCGGTGTTCGTCCGTGATGATTTCTATCTTTTTCATACTATTTCTGTTTATAATAAAATACCGAGAGCCGCTGTCGTGATTGTCGCCAAGAGGAGCAATGCAACCAGAAAGCAGCCTTCAAATTTTTCTTCATTGCCTAAAGTCTTCCATTGTCGGACAGCGTCCGAAATCGTGGCAAGCAATACGATGCCAGCCGCAGCTGCTACGATGAGCATTAAAAAGCCTATCTGTTGTCTAACCATATCTCTTGTTATTTAAAAAGTTCCTGCTGTGGGTGGATGATGTCTGCACGTTTCTTCTTGGCTGCCCAGAGAAGGAGGTTGGTGTTCTTGGTTCCAGCATTCTTCTCAAGGTCTCTGATGATGCAGGTCAGGGCATCTTGAACCGCTTCGCTCTCGTTACCGTAGAAGATGCTGAGGGTGTCGTATCGGCTTGGGTAACCTGCCGGGCTGTCGTACCCGTGCTTTCCCTTCTGAATGCTGTACCCCCATATCCATCCAAACTGGGTGTTGGCGGTCATTACCTTCCATCCCCAGTTGTCTGCTCCCTCTACGGAATACTCGATTACGTGCGGATTGATGCAAATATCCTTGATATTGTATTTGAAGCCTTCATGCTCTGCGACCGGCTTCTTGATGTCGTAGCTGTTATCGGTCAGCCACTTGAACCAATCGTCCGAGGTCTTGAAAACAAGCCCTGCGGCTCTGCATTCGTGGAAAAATAACTCATTCATGGTCTTTAATCTCTATAAAGTGACAATCGCAACAAAGTGCACAAGCACAATACTCACCCAGTTCCTCGGCATCAAGGGCACACACATTGCAGCCACCTTCATTACAAGTATCATTCTTAACTTTGAAAACCTTGCCTTCTACATTCAGAAGCGTTCCTTCCTCGAAACCCTTGGCTATTTCTTCCGGTTTATTGATTACAATTACTTCTTTTCCCATAATTCTTTTGTTTTAAGCGTTTAAATTCTGTTTGATGTATAATTTGCCGTCCGATGCGTAAAAACGTCCCAGAGCGGCTTATTTTGCCCTCATTCTTTATTTTTCGGGCTTCCAGTCAATACCAAGCCGCTGCAGAACTCCCTTCTCGTAGTATCTTGTCAGCGAATCCTTTGCAGGCTTGTTGTTCGGGTTCTTCTTGAGGTCTGCGAGGTTCTGCTGGATTACCCACCGGAACTTGTCGTCTTGGCTCTGCTGGCTTGCTGGCTGCTGATGCTTGGCTTGCTCGTAAAGTTCCCCGATGCTCGGACGTGCCGTTGCTGCCGGGTCTTGCGGCTGCGGCTGCTGGATTGCGGCTGGCGGCTCGTTATTGAAGTTTCCCTCTAGCACCTTTGCGAAGTTTTGCTCATTGCCAAATATCCAGTCAAACTTGCCTACCCACCCCCTCTTGTTGTTTCCGTTCATGAAGTCGGAAGCCATCGCAATGTCAATTACCCGGTACAGAGTTTTCACGTCTCCCTTGCATTGACGAACCCTTGCCTTGACCATCACCTTTCGGTTCTCGGTCATGAGCGTAATAGGCGGCATCGCACTCTTCGTCTCATCATGCTTGCGGTTCCAGTATTCCTTGACGGCTGCATAGTCTATATTTTGAGATTTCGAACCCTTGCCGCCACCGGGTGCATCGGTCAAGACCGAAGCACTCTGAATACCTTCTTTAGAAGGTTTATTATTATCTGCAAGTTTACTTGCATCACTATCACTATCACTATCACTATCACTATCACTTAGGTATCGGGTCGTATCTTTTGGTATACGCTCGTATACGTTCGTATCGTTTGGTATACGCTCGTTTCCTTTGGTATCATTCGTATTCGATTTATTCCATCGTTTACGAATGTTTTCACGGTTACGCTCGCATTTCTTTTGGTACTTCTGCTGGTTTCGGTCTATCTTATCTTTGATGAAGACGAAAGCCATACGTACAACTGGCTCTAGGTTGATAACCTCGCCATCCCTTGCGTAGATGAAGAGTGCCCGGGTCAGTTGACCGAGTTGCTCATCCGTCAGCCCATCGATTAATTGATAGTCTGAAGTGTATAGTATAAATGAATCGTTCATAATTTTATTCTGATAATGATATTTTCTTTTCCAGCTTCCTTTTGAGCACGGTAGCCATGCGGATTTTATTCCGCTGGCTTGTGTCGGTCGGTGCTGTCACTTTTCCACCTAGGGAAATATAATTCTCCAGTTGGGAAATTATATTCCGTAGGTCGGTTTTTGATATAGGAACAGCCATAAGCCCTGCCTTTACTTAATGAGCAATCTTCTTGCGCCTTGCACCTGCTTGATGTACTTGGCGCACGCTTTAGGATGGTCTTCAAGATAAGCCTTTGCATCGAACTTCTCAGATGCCTTCGGTGCTTTCCAGGTTGCCAGCGTCTTGCCGTTTCCGTCAACGATGCTCTCTGCGTCCCCGAAGAACAGCTTCAAGTTGTCCTCGATTTCTTTCTGTCGGTTCTCCAGCGTCTTGCCCTTCTCCTTGATTTCCTTCAACTCGATGAGCATATCCCCGATTTCTGCTGTGGCTTCTATCTCCTTCCCTGCCTTGTGGAGTGGTGATTTCAGGAGAACGTCTTGTGCGCTATATGCTGCTGGCTCTTGGTTGCCCACGATATTGTCCACCCAGAACTTGGTTATCTCGTCCCTCATCCATCCGAAGAACTCGGGGTCGAAGTCGATATCACGGTAGCCGAACTCCCTGCCTGCTGTAAGCCATGCAAGTGCTCCATCCTTGTATTCGCCCACACCGAGGTTCATTTGCAGCTGGCAGAACCAGTGTTTCGGGAGGTCGTCTGCATCTATCTGCATCTGCGTGGTCTTGCACTCCAGTATGCTCTTGCTGGCTTCGTTGTGTGTTGCCCCAACTCTCCAGAAGGTGCGGTCTGGGCTTACCCTCAGATACGGTGTATCGGTGTTCGTAATGGTGTAGTCGTCAGTAGATGCCTTGATGATGTGGCAGTGGCTCTCTCGCTGGAAAAACTGCGCCACAGCGTCCTCCAGCAGGTGTCCTGCCACCATTGCGAAGTTCTCAACCTTTGGTGGGTCGATACCCTTCTTGCGTCTCCACAGCTGATATGGTGTTTCCCATGGGTTCAGTCCCAGTACTGTACCTGCCTCTGATGCACCTATTCCCTTTGTGCGGTTCTGCAACCACTCCTCTCTGCTTTTATATTTGATTATCTGTTTCATTGTCTGAATGTTTTCATTAAGAATTTTCTTGCTGCTTCGATAATAAGATGGCGAAGGAATCCGTCCTTTTCCATTGTCTGCGCAATTCCGCTTGCGAGGAAATTGGTCGAGCCGTGGTAGGCAATATGGAAATTGAATCCTTGGTTTCCGTTTTCGTCTGTGTCTCCAGTCGTCTCTGCTGCAACCTGAAGATAGTTTCTTTCTTCCTCGTCTTCTTCTGCCCATGCCTTGTAACCATCTGCGGTTTTGCTAAAGTACTTGTCGATGGTGCACTTGTGTCTCTGTTTGTTTTCTTTTTCTGCCATAATTTTAACTGAATGTTTAAAAGTTGCCGCAGGCTCCCTATAATCTAGTCAGGTTCCCACCCTGAAGGTTGCCCTGCGGCTAATTGGGAAACGCTATAACATTATAAACCAAACTATTTCTTTGCGGCTGTGCCAGTCTTGCCTTGGCTGCGGTTCATTGCCTTCTCAGCCTTCTTCTGTGCGTTCTCGGCTGCTGCCTGCGCCTGCTGTGCGATGGCTTCCTGCTGCTTTGGCTTCTTGAAGCTCTCCTCTACGGTGGCCGTGCCTTCCTTGATGGCGTTGTATACACCAGCCAGCTTCTGAATGTCCTCTGCTGTGACTTCCTCGGCTGATTTCTTCCCGATGTAGTCAAGCAGCATAAGGTCTGTAACCTGGTATACTTGGAAGCAGGCTACGCAGTTCTTCCACTGGCTCTGTACGCCAGTCTGCTTTATGTGTTCGAGTGCCTTTGCCTGCACTTCCTTCACCACGCTTGCAATCAATACCTGCGGCACGACCTTGCAGATTGCATTACGCTGTGCGATCGCCACGGCTGCATTTCCGACTACCACCTGCATATCCTGCGAATACGTGTACCCCTTCGATGTCAGGATGCTGCGCTTCACTTCCACGGAGTAGGCAACGTTGCTCTCGAGGTCGTGGCAAACACCCTGCGCTGTGATGGTCTTGCCATCGTTGGCGATGATGCGACCCGCGATGCGCAGGTTCTTCCAGCAGGCAGAAATGATTTCAGTAAATCGGACACTCGGACCCTCAATTACTGTTGTCTTTCCGTCCTTGCTTTGTCGTTCGAGGTGGTAGAAGCAATTGTATGCTACATCATCGTCCATGGCTGCCAGTGCTACCATGTTCTGCTTGCATTGCATGATGTCTCTCGGGAACTTGTGCGCTGTGGCAATCTGTCCGTCAATCTCCGAGCGGTTGATAGCTTCCAGCATTTCGCCACCGCTTACTTGAATAATTTCATTTTCCATAATTCGTTCTTTTTATTGTTCAACATAATCTTTTAATTAACTCTAGTGGAAGGCTGGGGATTCGAACCCCAGTTGATTGCTACACCACCCTTGCCTGCTGGTGAATGCCCTTCCGTTGCAGGGCGCACGCTGTCTGTTTCCGCATATTGAATGGTAAAAAACAACTAACCAATAACCTTTGAAATGAGTTAAGCGTGCGCCCTTTGCCCTGCCGCTGCAGGGAGCCATATAATAATTGTTTAACATCGTAATCAAACCATTTGAGCCATAAGGCTGTCGAGCCTGCTTTCCTCGAAGGCGTCCATCGGGTCTTGGTCTGCGTATTGGCTGTTCTCCTCCAGCCAGTCGTCCATCACGTCTTGATAGTTAACGCAACCCTCGATAGCTTCCTCCAGCCGCTCGCTTCCGTTGTTGTTATTCTTATGCGCCACTACCGCTGTGTTTCCGGTTCTGTCGCACCAGACTGAAATGTCGCCTGCCTTGGTCTTGATGTCTACCCTTGCAACCGCTGGTCGCTGTGGATCACGGTCTATCTCCAGCCAGATAGCATCGTACATTTTCGTCCTGCATCCCTCGATAATTCTTGGCTTCATTCGTTACCTCCTCTCTTATTGAATATGTAACTTTGGAAAGTCTCACGGCACGACTTCAATATGTCGTTATCTGTTCCGTTCAGTTGTATGAGCGGTATATTATCGAGTGCCACGTAAAGGTTGCCCTTAAACTCTCTGTACTGGATTCTTCGCTCTGCCTCGATGTAACACTTGTTGTTTAGTTCGCAACACTTTCGGGTCTTGCGGTTCGCCTTCCAGTTAGTGATAAGCCAGCAGATGTCTGTGTACTTCACGATCATCCTGCGCATATTGATTGATAACTTGCTCATAGGGCAATCCTCCAGACTTTTTTAATCTCGCTGCCCTCGAATACCTTGCGGTTGTCGATTCTGCGGAACTTGACCTTAATCTTACCAGCCTGCAACCATCTGCGCAGGGTGTTGCGATGGATGCCAAGCACCTTGCAGGTCTCTGTCATGGTGTATCTGCCTGCGTCCGCTACCTTTGGTTCTACGTTCGTCATACTAAGCCCTCCAAAAAATTAAAGTTACTAATGCGATGGCAACTGCAAGGGATAATACTTCGTCACTTGTGATAATCTCGATAAACTTCTTCATACGCTCTGAATGTTTAAATGGTTCGACTTGATTACTTGCGCACGGCTGTGCGTCTCTTTGGTTTGATTACGCCAGCCTTAATAAGGATGCATCTCACGTTCTGCTGGGTGCAACCAACATGCTGAGAAACCGCGAGCATAATTCTGCTGTCTGATGTCTCGGCATGTGCTTTCGCCCGGAAATCTGCAAACATCGCGATGATGTTCTTCTTTCGTTCGTCCTGCTGCTTCTGCAGCGGTGTTCGAAAATCATAATTAAAATTTTCTCCCATTTTCTTTTGTATTTTAAATTATTTTGTTTATCTTTGCCAAAGAGTTTTTAAACTCGTTTCTGAAATCGTTTGCAAAAATAAAACAAATATTTTAGATTACAAAACATTTAGTAGTGGTTTTAATTTTATTTTAATTTTATTTAATTTTGTTTTAATATGAACGGAGAAGAACTGAAACAATATATAAAGCGGTCGGGAATGTCCGTTGCTGCTGTTGCAGAGCAGTTAGGAACTAGCCCGCAAAACTTGAATGCGAAGTTTAATCGCAAGTCAATAAAGACCGATTTCTTGCAAAAGATAAAGGAAATCATCGACAAGTGTGCCCCTCCTCTCCCTGCTGAGATGGAAGCGGCTGTTATCGGTTCAAACGTCAATGGTTCGAACAGTTCCAATGTCTCCCAGTCAATAGGTAGTGATGCTGCCTTGGCTGCTGAGAATAAACTGCTGCGAGAACAGAATGAGTTCCTGCAAAGTCAGGTAAAAACGCTGCTTGCCATTGTCGGACAGAAATAATTTAGTAACTTTGCAAAATGAAAAAGTATGGTTAGTAAGTTAATTAAAGAGCACGACCGCAGGACGCTGCTTGCAACGTATCTGTATGGTGTCTCTAATCTGTTTATAAGCGGAACGGGTATCGGTGGCTTCTCGCCATTGATTACTGGCGATGAGATAGGATTGTACAATGTCCTTTTTATCGTCTTCGGTGTCATAGCGTCATTCGCCTTCGCTTATTTCGCTAATAACGTAATGAAGTATAATAATTCAAATGTTTAGATTATGGAACTAGCAACATTATTTATGTTCATCGGTGCGGTTATCGGCACAGGTCTCGTGATTTGGTCTAAGACGAAATCGGGCGAGAAATGGCTGCGTGAACTTTAGTTCTCGCTCCAGGTACAATATCAACTAAAATTCTAAGTAACGATGAAAGATGAGGATTTCATAGAGCGGAAGGAGAAGGTTCTTCTTGCCGCCCTCGGGAAAAGCTGGCTATGGAAAGCCAGCAGGTTGATAATAGGTATTATCCCTCCAGTGGGTGCGTTTGTAATGCTGGTTCACTGCACTCTGCTCTCGCTCGGCATTCGTGTAAAACTCACGGAGTGGATATTCGACTGCTCAATATTCGGCTTCATCGCCTGGATCATCGTCAGCCTTGCCTATGGCTTCTGCTGGGTGCATCGGGCGTTCGCTACCTACGGAGTGCTGATTTCGTTCTGTATCGACTTCCAGCGTTCTTTCGGGTTCGGTGTCTTGCGCCAGCCGCTGCACATTCTGATGGTTGCCCTCGGTCTCTTCCTCTTCTTCGTCTTCTTCAAGAAAAAGGCTTGGAATGAGTTCTACGACAGAAGTATAAATCATTTAAATAAATAGCGTATGGGAAGTTTCATTAATGGACTGGCAAAGGGTTTCGTCCGCTCTGCTGTCAATCAGGTAGGAAGAGATGCTGGTCGTGTTGTCAGCAATAACATCTACGGTGATGCTCACTCTATACCGCACCGCAATGTTTCCGCTGGCGGTACTGGTCGCATAACTGGTGTTGGGCAGGTAGAGGATGAGGGAATCCAGCCGATAGTCCCTTCTGTTGGTGCTGCTTGGTTCTGGGGGTTCGTTGGTTTTTGTTTTAGCATCATCGGTGGAGTCGTCCTGCTGATTGTTGGCTACAGAAAGCTTAAAAACAAATACACTGCCTATGGCTGGCAATATACATCGCAGGCGGTCTATGTCGCTGACGGTCGCTATAAGACCGGGGAGCGTTACGATGGGCATCAATTGACTAGGCGTAAGGTGGAGATTGAAGCAGACGATTACACCATAGCAAGAAACGAGAAGATAGCAAAGATTTATCTATACTTTGGTTTCGCTGCCGTTCTCGGATATATCTTTGTAATGTTAGTTATGCCGAATGTGCCGAATTAATTACCTTCTCGCCTACGAGAAATTCCTGCCAGTGCTCACCCCTTCCGAGGTGGAGGGTCTGCTGGCTTCTCGTCCATCGCTGGCTCAGCTGCAAGACTGGTCGCAAAGATTAAATAATCATCGGGCAAGGCTGGAAAACGTTTTCAGTCGAGCCTACAAAAAGATAAAATAATATGGAAGATAAAAATCTGATGTCCGCTGATGTGGATATAGTCGTGCGCTTCTTCTCTGCCATCGACCGCCTGAAGGCTGATGGTTGCATTGGTGGTCTCAAGACGATAACCGACCGGTATGGTATCAACCGCTGGAACATCATGTCCCTGCGAGAAAAGCCTGCCGAGTACTACGGTCGCTTTCGTCCGTCTTGGGTTCAGTTCCTAGTCCGTGATTACCACATCAACCCATACTGGCTGCTCCTTGGCTCGGGAGAGTTTTATGCAAATGGTTTCACGCCCGAAATCGTGAAAAACCTGAATAAAAACTGCACAAGAAAAAAGCAGTCTGCATAA